TTATCAGTATTCCATTCAGGGTTCAGTAGCTTGTTATACCCAAGGCCCTGCTCAAATCCATAACTCTTAATCCTATCTAGTATTATCGTAATCTCGTTTAGCGTAAAATCGAAATCGGCTATCCTACCATCCAACCAAGTTTTAATTTGTGCGCCTATTGCTTCTAATTTTCCACTAGACGCTAGTTCAGTAAGTACCCCAAACCATTTTTCTGCAAATTTACCAATCGAATCCGCCGCCGGGCCGAATAGCTTAGGCATGATTACAAAGAAGAAGTCCTTTAGTGTAGACTGGATACCCGTAATAGTAAATGACATACGCTTGGCTGCGCCGCCAAACTGCTCGTCTGCCATAGTTTGAAATGCTGTAACAAAATCCTCCCATGTAACCTTACCGGATGCTAGAGCCGCGTTAAAGTCCAGGTGCGTCTTCATAGTAATGCCAGTCTGCTTCTCAAGCTGCTTTAGAACAGCATACAGATCAAATCCAGCCTTACCCAATTCCCAGAAGTCTCTAGCCATGATCTTACCTTGCATTTTAATTTGTGCAAAGTTAAAGGTCATGCGTTCTAGCATTTCGTTTGTAGCGCCTGTACCAGCAGCTACGTTAAGCATTCCCTCAGTCATCCTCATAGCTTGGTCGGATGTAAACTGAAAGGCAAGAGCTAATTTATATACAGCATTAGCATTTTCTAATGTGTATGGAGAAAAGATAGCAATTCTAGCAAGCTGGTCCATGGTAGCCTTAGCTTTAGGCTCTACCACATCAAATAATTCGCTTGCTGTTACCCAGGCTCCAGTACCCTGGTGCAGTACTTCTACCCAGCCCTCACCAGAATCCGTAGCACTCTTAAATACATTGGCTATTCTCTGTACTTCATCCGGCATTCCGGCAAATACTTTTCTAACTTCCTCTAAGCTCAGGCGTAGTACAGTACCTTCTTTAGTTTGTCTCTGCATAATTATTGCAGATTCCATACCAGCATTGATAAAGTTAGCCATTTCTCTGGCCTGTAGGGTTTGAATCTGTATAGCTAACCTCTGCATAACAGCTACAGCATTGAAGGAGGTACTAATGAATTTTTCAACAGCCTCCTTAGCCATATTGAATGCGCCAACAATGAGTTTACCGATAAGGAAGCCGGTTACAAACTCACTAATACGAGAAAATGCACCGCCTACACCAGACAAGGCTTGTCCTACCGCTCCTATAGCATGAACAGCAGGATTTGCGTTAGCCTGAATTAGGATTTCTAGTTTTGATTGCGCCATCTATCGGCCTTCTACTCCTGATGAACCAGAGCTTGCCTTAGATTGTCCGTCTAGGACTCCAAGGATTTCTGTTATCTCTTTAAATTCTAGTTTGTCTATCTCTTTAGGTAGTACGGCAAATTTTAGCGCCAGGATTACCCTGAGAGCTTCCCACGGTATGGTTTCCCCGGCGCTAAACTTGCCCGCTATAAAAACAGCCTTACTTATCTCCCTTGATTTTGCGAAAAAGCTCCTCCATGACATCGTTGAATGCAGCCTGCATATCAACAAAGTCAGAGAGTCCCATTTCCAGAATGGCATCGTTTGTTATTTCATGCTTATAGGGCCATGATGTACAACTTCTTGCCATTATATCGACCGTTTTTGCTCCGGCATCCGGGTCATTTTCTTTGAAGGCGAGAATTTCCGAGTACTTGATCCTATTGAGATCGAAAGTAAACTTTACTTCATCTGCCATTATTTATACACTCCTTATATATTCTAGTATGCAGCAGTTCCACCGAACAGAACAGAACCAGACTTTTGGAAGGAAAGTTTGCAGACTACAACATCCGAATACGGATACTCTAGCCCAACAGACTTAACGATTGCAGCAAAACCTCTTTTTGGCTTTGTAGTGGCCGTACCACGAGGCGCATAGATAAGCGTCCCGGTCGTGCCCTCTGGTAGCGCAGCCTCAAACTGTGCGGCAGCGGTCCCACCCTGATCCAAAACTTCCATTTCGGCTGTACCGTCTTTTAACGATACGAGATAGGACTTATCCGCTTCGCTAGAGGCAGTGATATCAACGAGATCGGATTCCCGATCTACAGTTAACGAACGCTGATCCCCAGACAAAACAATCGTTCCAGCAGCACAAATAAACTCTGCATACAGGTCTTTACCTGTATAGCGATTGGCTATTGACATTGATAATTACTCCAGTATAATTTCTTTTATTGATTTTGAGCCGCTTTCACTGCATATAAGGCTCCGATATGAAAGGCTATCTTACCGCCTCCCTGGTCCTCTATGAAATGAAGTCCCATGCTTCTAAAACAAGCATAGTCACTATAGCCATCAGTATTGACTCCTATACTTTGGCGATCTAGGGCATTACTTGCCATAAAATCTATGTTTTCTGCCGCCTGTAGATCGTTAGCTATAGCTTTTACCATATAGACAGCCTCTACATTTACTTTCGGGTTATCTGCTATGTGGCCCCCGCCCATCTTCTGAAAAACTAAGACAGGTAGTGTAACCCCTTGAGGTAGTATCGAATTGTAAATGCGAAAAGATGCTGTACCACCTACCAAGGCCGTAAGTGCTGTACTAGCTGTAAGAGTATTGTAGAGTGCTTTTTCTATGAAACGCATTTTTCCTTATCCAAACTTATAGTGCTTTACTATAGGACGTCTAGATGCATACTGTGCTTCCAAGTCGGCCTTTATTGGTATATCTGATACACTACCAACAGATTCTACAGCAGGAATAAAAAAGGGCTGAGCACTATTATTAACCGTACCAAATTCCTGGTGTATCGCATAGAATACTACAGAATATACCCAGGCCGAGTATTTATCTGGGGCCGTCTTTATATCTGCTTCTATAGTACTGTTCTGCCTATATCTTTCTGCATCCGCTACAGTCTCATAATATGTATCTAATATTTTACTAGAAACAGCAATGGAATTATATAATGCCCCCGTTTCAATAGGTGCATTATCTTCCGCCTCACTAGCTATGTCTACGGCTATCTCTGTAACTCCCCTGGATAGCCCATGTCTATGTAGGGATTCAGCCAGTGGGGTAAGCAAATCTTCTATTATAAACTCTACAGCGATCATTATGTACTTATTACCTCTAGGACGGCCCTAGTGGACCCTTTCCAGGATTTAGCGCCATCAACAAAACGCACTTCATAGGTTGTACTTCCTATAATGACGTGATCCGTGGAAGCAATGGTTTGATCGTGCTTTAGTGTCAGCATCCACATATTTTCGGTTATCAAATAGTTTCTCATGGCACTGATAGCCTCATGTCCCATTAGGCCGACATTAGCTACAGGGTCCAGCCTACAAGAAATGGCGGTACCTCTATTAGTATAACTACGTGCCGGATATCCTATGGTATCGGATGTTTCCGTTACGTATTGAATAGTGCAGGTATCAGGAAGTAGCTGATTTATGTCACTTCGTATATCTGCAAGCTCTGTAGCAGTTAAGGCTATGTCGCTAGTGCTTCCCATTAGGGTATCCGATCATACTTTATACGCTGAGGAGGCCAATCCTGAGTATCTATATCATCCCGTACCATAGGAGACATAAAAATTTCTGGTGCCAATCCAGCCATTTGTTTTAGGACCTTGATTTGTTCTCTAACTGCCGCAGACTTCTGAGAGCGCCATACTCTCATATTATCTGTTTGAAAGTCGGGCTGTCTAGCAAGCTCAGTAGACCAAGAAACCAAAATATCCATAGCTGCTTTGTAGGGATTATGCATCCATCCAGTGAAGAACCTAGCACTTCCTCTTTGGTCAGATGTAAATGCAATAAACCCATCTTCCGGGGTTAGAGTATAATTAGCTGTACCAATTATTGAGCCTTGGGAGTCTGATAGATTGCAGTTAGTGTTATTGCCGCCGCCTGCCGTATCCTCTAGCCATTTATATCCAACATAAGCATGCTGGAAGATAACAGTACTTCCAGAGGTAGAATATTCTTCTTCGTAGTCTACGGGATAGCGTGCAAGTCTAACTCGCCTAGAATCTAGTACTCGTTGTATCTGCTCGTCTGTAAAGTATGTTACGGTAGCCGCGGCCTGATTAACGATTGAATATTCGCTAGTCCCCGCTCCGGTCAGTCGTCTCACTTCCGCTACTAGGTAATCTATCCCCGCCCGTGTGGTCATTATTTAAATCTGTCCTCTGTTTTACCAATTCCAAACACTTCTTTAAAGCAGGCTCCATATAAGTGTCATAGACGTGGTCTAACTCATAATTTTTAGCGCCGTTCTTGGCGTTGAATTCATACTCAAGCCTATCTCCGGCGAAGATATTTTCAAATGCTTCCTCAATCTCATCAGAATGAGGGACCATTTGGTACTGCTCCTGATCTGTCAAGAATAGAGTACCATTGACTACCTGACCAGAAAAACAAAGCTCCGGCATAGATGTAACATTAGTTACTACGACCGGAGTGCCACATGCTTGTGCCTCTACTATTGGTATTCCGAACCCCTCCCCCCTACTTGGGTTTGAAAGTACATCCATCATACAGTAGGCGTTCCGCATATAAGTTTCTGGAAGTCCCACTATATATTTATAGGGGTCAACAAACCTTACACATTCATCCGGCACATCATTAAGTTTAAGAACATGGATAAGGTTTACTCCATCTGGAGTGTCGGCTGCCGCATGAAAATATAGTATAGCTTCTGGGTGCCTCTTATAAAACCTAGAAAATGCTTCTATTGTACTGCTAAAACTTTTTCTAGCCGGGCTTCCCTTATTAGCGCCTACTACACCGACAACAAATCTTCCTTCCATGCCCATAGACTTTTTTGCATCTGATCTATTACAAGCCTCAAAGTACACAGGATTTACTGCATGAGGCACATATAGAGGATCAAAACCCGCCTCTTTAAGTGCAGTTTCTCCCGCCCTACTCATAGCTATGGGAATAGCTTTTCCGTCTCGTAGGGATTTTGCTACATGCTCAGGGACCTTCACATGATCTATTGGTACCCAAGCGGCCCAGGGTAAATTCTTCCATTTATCTGGATTTAGTACCCAGGCATCTATTAATGATACTACTAGCTCGCTTTCCGTAAAGAGTGCATGAGCTTCGATAATATCGTTTCCCCATGGATCATAAGCACCTGGAAGCAGGTTAATGCCTGACAGGTTCAAAGTGATTCCATGAAGTCCGTAGAAACATGAGATTGTAACCTCATGCCCCCGCTCTACGAGTTTGTCCACAAAGATTTTTGTTTGCCCTCCGTATCCTGTTGGGGCGAAGGGGGCATTCGAGTGCCACAAAATCTTCATCTAACCTCCCTAGCTTCTTAGGAGGGGAGAGGTAGTCCCCCTCCCCTCGATAAGTGCTATTATATTAGATTGTGTTCGGTTTAGTTACGGGCAGCGCCGAGGCCGTCAGTATACTCAACAGTAACGGTAAGATAACCAGGGGCTACCGTACCGGTTTCGGCATAGTCTAATACGAGAACCTGAGCCGCTGTAAGCCGACCTGAGCCAGCAGTGACAGCACCAGATTGAATCGTATTCGCTACCCATCCAGCAGTGCCGCCGATTGACGACATGATGGACGTTTGGGCCGTGCCTGCCGTTCCACCGTTTTCCAGTGACAGATCGACATAGTTAACCGTAGAGCCGGAAAGCGTGCTAGTAAGAGCCGCGCTTAGCTTTTCTACCGTAATGCTATGATCGGAGGGTGCCACAAGAATGGGGATACGAGCATCCGCGGTCGGGTCGCTGATAACTACCGAGACAACTTTTCGAGAACCATTAAACATTTAAATTGTCTCCTTTACGCCGGTGCCGTAGCATCATGCGTGATTTTTACGCCGAAGGCATTGCGTCGAATACCAACTGCATATCCGGCACTCATGTTGAGTTCCCAGGCGCGCAAGGAAGCGTCCCGCTCTGGTTCGAGTAGAGGAGCCTTGCGACTATCGAAGGCGATGGACTGAGGGTTAAAGAGCGCCCCAACAGCGTCATCACTGGCATCGACAGATATATTTGCACTTGTAAACCAAGCCGTAGCACCGAGCCAGCGCCCAACGAAAAACGAGCGCAGGGCCTCATTGGCTATATCGCCTTGCCAAGCAAGGTTCGATGCCGGAGTGCCGAGCAGGTCCCAAATGTCGTGCCATCCGTAGGGATGTAGAACAACGTACAGAGGATTTGGAGCAAGGGCGTTCCGCAAAAGCGAAATGCCTGCCGCAACCTTATCAATGGTCAATGCAGTGTTAGCAGTGCCTACACCAGTCGTGAAACTGGAGAAGGTACCAACTAGGTCCACATCAATCTTGGTAGCGATTGCGTTTCCAAGTTCGAGCGATGCGTCACGCCGAGCATCCTCAGGATCGGTTTCAATCCTGCGATCCGTTAGGACTACCTGAGCCATAACTTCACTCGGAGTAAGCGTTGCAGCGGTGGACTTCGAGAACGTTGTGGGGTTCGCGTAGTCTTCGGCTTCTGCTACTGCTTCTGCCGCTACCTGTGCATACTCTGGAATAACCCTATTCATCCAACCACGGGCTGAATAGTTTGTGACCAGTGCGGTCATCAGGTTATTCTCACGCGCTACGAACATGGAATCCTCGAAGATGGTATTAAACAGACTGTTGAGGTCTGCTTGAGTAGAATAAGCCATTAAAAAGACTCCTGTTTATAATTACGAGTTTTCTTCTTTTATAATTCTTTGAACGCCTCGGCCTTTCCAGAATTCGTTACCCTGTTGGCCGAAATATTCACTTCTGCGTTCTTGTTCCGTCTTACCCTCCGAACCTTTTGGATCGTTGGGATTAGCAGGGCTAGTCGAAGAAACTGCCTTACGTTTTAGAAACGGATATTGCTCAGCAAGAGAAGCAAGGGCTGCTTCCACACCTTCAACGGTGCCGTCATCGCTGACGATAACTCCAGAGCGATCTAGAAGCCGAAAGGCTACTTCCGCATCTTGGAATCTACCGGCCGCCAAAGCCACTACCGAGGACTTTAGAAGCGCCTCTTTCGCTTTAACAGTTAGCTCTTTATTCCCTTGTTCTAGGGAGCTTGCTAAACTTCTGGCATCTTCCAATTCGGAATTCAGCCGTTCAAGCTCCGTCATTTTTTCTTGTGCGCTTGTTTTCTGTGCTTCTACAGCGGCTACCAATTCTTCGACCGTTTTTACACCGGCCTTGCCCAAAACCTCGGCATATGCTTTCTTAGTAGCTGCGTCCCGCGCCTCTTGCCTTATTTTACCAGCCAGCTTATTAAAGTCATCTTGGCTGATCGTTTTATCGCCCGCTAACCCTTCCGGCGTCGAAGTAAGTTCGTCCTCAAGTTCCTTATCAGTCTCAACAGGGTCGGAGTTTATACCCTCATCCGGGGAGGTAGCCTGTTTAGCCATGAAAATCTCCTTGTTAGGTTTATATCATTACATTAGCACATATTCCGAATTATGTCAAATTGAACAAGTGTTCTAGTCTCTCTTGCCTTCTTTTAGCCCTGGTTTCTGGAGAAGTTTTATAGTGCCGTCCAATTCTGCCCCCTCCATGTCCCTTACCCTTACGATTCTTAGACATCTTAGCTCTAGTTTCTGCCGAGTGGGTCGCACCTAGACCCGGAGATCGGGCCGTACCCTTGGCATTGTATTCTGGTTTTAGGAAATCTAAGGCCCGCTGTTCAAATAACAAACAATTGTTTGGATCACATAAAAATAATATATCAAACCTAAAAGCCCCCGCCCCATATTTATTCCATGAACGCTGTAAATAGGAGGTATGATGCGTTCCAGTATTTAGTCTATATTTATGCTCAGAAAATCTACGCTCTAAAGCAGTAGAAGAACCTACATAGGACTTGCCATTAGCCTTATTAGTTATCCTATATATACCAGAAGAATATTTATTTTTCATCTAAACTGTCAAGTCGAACAAGCATTACCGTCTCTTGCGCCGTCTAACCCTTTTAGCAATTTTCGAGCCGTATTTCTTGGCCCATCTTTTAGCTATTTTAGGCTTCCTAGCATATAAGTACCTGCGCTGATTTTTTGACTTAAAGGGCATTAGGATAGTCCAGAGGTATAGATCGGTACTGGGGGATTCTTAGTGAGTGCCCCAGTAATGATGCGTCTTTGTAGCCACTCTGCTATTCTATAGGTTCCAGATGCCGTAACCTCTTGTAGGCCCGCTACGTGCATAGCCTGTTTTAGCGCCAGATCGGATTTTTGCGACCCTAACAAATCTCTTACCTCTCCTCGTATTGCTGTATCAGAAAGAGAGCTTAATTGCCCTATATATTTAAAATGACTGCGCCCCCTAGCTACCGCTCCTAATAGTCTAGTTTCCTGTACAGGATTTAGTGCTACAGCTATACTGGGTATACCCATTGTCCCTGACACGAAAAGACCCGCCCCAGGGGACGAAACTACAACATCGTAACTAGATCGGAA